TTTTTCTTTTATTAGCAAATAAATACGACCTTTTTCTATTATATAATAGGTACACTAATTATGATACACGCAACAACAAATTCTAGCTTTCATGCATACATACAAACTCAGGATGTGAGGATTGGAACTGCAAGCGATACTAACACAAGATATTTGTTTAAGTTCACTAATGATATGAGTGGTGCGGTACAATACGCTTATCCTGAGCAGCAATTATACAACAGGTATAGTAGATTCTCTTTTAGCTACAACGCAGTGCCTGATGTTTTTTTAGGTCGTGTTGATTTAAAACCTGCTGGGTATTGGAAATATGAAGTGTATGAGGTAACATGGGGGGCTTTTGCAGCATTAGATAATGAACAAGCACCATCAACTGAATTAGCAGTATTACTGCCTGCAAGTATAAGGAGAGGTGTAGTACAAGGATTAGTTACAAAAGGAAAGGTTTTAGTGTCAGAGCTTAGCGGAACAGAAGAGGTGCAATACACTCAAAATGGAGGTGAAGTTATTAGTTTAGACATAGCTTATGGTGGGATTGGCTACCCAACTGCTCCTACTGTAACAATAACAGGCGACTGTATAACTCCTGCAACTGCAACATGTACTATATCAGGGGGTGTTGTAAATAGTGTAACTCTTACTTATGCAGGAAACGGATACACCGAAAATCCTGTTGTTACGCTTTCAAGTGTAGGCGAAACAGCAACAGCTAGTATAACAGCTAGCATTCAAGAAAACAATTATATTTATAACGGATAAAAATTAAAAAATGGCAATAGAAAACGTACAACAATTATTAACAGAACAACTAGGTAAAAACGGAAATACAGAGGTTGTTACATCAGCAGCAGCAGTAAGTAGTAAGGACTATTATTGTGTTTATTTTCCTGTTGAAAGTGTAGTGGCATCAATTACAGCCGCAGATACAGAAGGAGAATCAGCATTACAAACAACCCTACCTGCGGGAACTACTTTGTTTATGAATGTGACAGCTTTAACAATGACAAGTGGTATAGCTATTTGTTATAATGAGGGAGCAACTTCATAATATGTTATCACTTAGTCAAAAATTAAGTTTAAATACAATAAAACCTCAAGGGCCTTCTGCTTGGTCGCCTAGTGATGAGGCTAGTTTAGAGGCGTGGTATAAAAACAAATCAGGAATAGTTTTAAATGGTTCTGATGTTAGTGAGTGGAGAGATGGCTCTGGTAATAGCTTTAACATGTTACAATCTACCGCAACAGAACAGCCTGCTTATAACGCTTCAAATGGTGAGTTAACTTTTGTTGCAGCAGATGTTAATAATTTACAGTCATCATCTCACTTAAATTTGCCAGGAGCTTATACTGTTGGTATTCGTATGCATCCTACAGCAACAGGAGTAGTAGTAGTAGGCTCTAATACAGATCCTATTGAGTTTATTAAAATTATGAACACAACAGACGTAAGAGTTTCTGATGGCAGTGGAAACATTGATATTACTTTAGATAGTGGTTCATTTTTAGCAGACATGACATTTGTAATAACTAGAAATGCTTCAAATTTAACAACATTATATGTTAATGGGGTAGCACAAGCTGATACAGAAACCTTAACAGGGTCTGTAGATTTTGATGCAATAGGAGTTAGAAGAACTGACAAAAATCCTTATGATGGTACTATAAGCGAAATACAAATTTTTACAAGTGAAAGTGCGGCATTAACAGCTAATGTAAGTGCTTACTTAGCAGCTTTATAAAATAAAAAATATGAAAGACAATATTATTAATATTAATTTAGAAACTAGCACAGCACCAATTATTGCAGAAGCTAGAGGCAGGGATTGGATAGAATACGGAACTGATGATTGGAAAAACTTATACCCTCAGTTTATTATAGACTTATATTACTCTAGTTCTATTACAAGTGCAATTATAAATGCCACCTCAGAAATGATAGCAGCCGAAAATCTTATCATTGAAGATGAAGATGATAGAAATTTTGACGCTAGGGTTAAGCTGCAAAACTTTATGAACAGGGCAAATAGTAATGAAAGCCTACATGAAGTAATAAAAAAACTAGCTTTTGATTTTAAATTACAGGGTGCTTTTGCTCTTAATATTGTATGGAGTAAAGATAGAACACAGATAGCCGAAATTTACCATGTTGATGTTTCTAAGGTTAGATGTGCAAAACCTGATGCTTTTGGTAAAACTTCAGGATATTATATTAGTGCAGATTGGAAAAACACTAGACAACACAAACCACATTATGTACCTGCATTTAATCCTAATGATAGAACGTGTGCAAATCAGTTAATGTACTCAGGGCTTTACAGTCCTAACATGAACTCTTATTATACACCTGACTGGGTATCTTGTACGAATTGGGCTTTAATAGATTCTAGGATTTCTGAGTATCATCTTAATAATATTTCTAATGGTTTCTCAGGTTCTTTTATGATTAATTTTTCAAACGGAATACCAACACAAGAAGAACGCCATCAGATAGAGCAGAGTTTAGCAGCTAAATTTACAGGTACTAATAGTGGTAAATTTGTTTTAACATTTTCAGATGACAAGACTAGAACACCTGAGATTAATGCGATATCTCCTGCTGATTTAGACAAGCAGTATTTAGCGTTACAAGAACTTTTAACACAAAATATTTTAAGTGGGCATAGGGTTACATCTCCAATGCTTATGGGTATTAAAAACGATACAGGATTAGGCTCTAATGTTGATGAACTTAATGCAAGTGCAAATTTCTTTTTAAATACGGTTGTAAAACCTTATCAGGATCATATAGTAAAACAGCTTAGAAAAATATTTAAAGTTAATGATATGGATATGCCTGTTAATTTCGTACAACTTAAACCTATCACTTTAGAATTTACATCAGAAGATCTTAAGGGAATTTTAACGGAAGATGAGTTAAGAGAAGAAATGGGATTACCACCATTAGATGTAGAAGTAAGTGAAGATTTTGCTAAAGTAGGTTCTATGGTTACAGATGGTGTTGAATTGCCTTTATATGACACTAAAGAAGAAGCAGAAGCAGAAGCTAAAAAAATAGGTTGTAGTGGTTCACATACACATACACAAGAAGGCAAAACTTATCATATGCCATGCAAAAGTCATGATGAAATAACTAATCTACAATTAAGCGAAAAAACAGAATTAGATAATTGGATATTTGAATTCGGTGAAGATATACCAGAAGATTATGAGTTAGTAGAAGAAGAAGTTGTAGATGGTGAGCATCAAGATTTTGACTTTGAAGAAACATTAAATAATGCAGTAAATGAAAAGCTAGAATTTACATCAACAGGTAGAGCTACACCAAATTCTAGAAGTGAACAAGATGGAGTAAACAAATCATTTAATGACTATTATAAAGTAAGATACGTTTACACTAAAGATGATTTTTTAACACAAGAAGGATCAACTAGAGAATTTTGTAGAAAAATGATGTCTGCAAATAAAATATATACAAAGGAAAATATAGTTAGATTAAATGATATAGCAGTTAATCCCGGATGGGGGCCTAGAGGTGCTAATACTTATTCTATATGGTTAGCAGACCAAGGTGATTGCTGTGATTCTAAAAAACACAAATTTTACAAAGGAGGTGGTAATTGCCATCATTTTTGGTTACGTAGGATATATAAAACATCATTAAGAAATGCAAAAAACAAAATAAATGATGATCAAATAATAAGCTATACAAAAGCTAGAAGCGAAGGTTTTACTGCTGAAAAAAATGATAACTTAGTAGCAAGACCACCAAAACGAATGAAAAACAATGGTTTTTTACCAGATAATAAAAGAAGATAGATTATGGCATACGTATTATTTATATCAGAAGATAAATTAAAAGATTCAACAGCTTTGAATCTAAATATCGACAGTTCGATTTTGCTCCCATTTGTGCGTGAAGCACAAAAATTGTATATTGAAACTGCATTGGGTACAGATTTAACCGCCCATTTAAAAGCGCAGATAACAGCAGGAACATTAGCAGGTGCGGATAAGACATTGGTAGATGATTACATTTCTCTCTGTTTGCCGGGATATGCGGTGTATCATGCTATACCATTTTTAAGATTCAAATTTGAGAATGGGAACATATATTCTAAAACCTCAGAAACTGGAAATTCCATTAGTACGGAGGAAGCCCAACATTTAAGAGAGGAAGTTATGAACACAGCGAGTTACTATCGTGAAAGGTTAATAGACTATATTAGAAATAATACCTCTAGCTTTCCTGCTTATTCAACAAACTCAGGTGCAGATGTAAGCCCATCAACTGATAACTATTATGCAGGGATGAATCTTGAAAGACCATCTAACAAAAGTCCTAGATTAACTCTTAGGGATTTTTTAACTCCTGATTTAACATAATGAAGAAACATTATAAACCAAAAAATACAAATATAACTAAGCTTAAATCCTACTTGGAAACTAAGCCTAAATTAAATAAAAATGACAGATTTAAAAGACACAATACAAGTAGGGTTAGCTAATGGTTCTGCTATTGGTTTTAGCATAACAGACTGCAACGAAATATTAACTTTTGTATCCTTAGTTTTAGCAATAGGATTTACAATCTATAAATTTATAAAATATGAAAACAATAATTTGTAAAATAATAAACATAATAACAGGAGGTGATTATTGTTTAAATTGGTGTGATAAAAACTGCAAGTTTGGTAAGAATATATAAATGGCTAAAAAAGTTATTACAAGAGCTTATAGGGCTACAAAAAAGAAACGTAAGGGTGTACACTCAAAAAACGCAAGTAAAGGACAAAGCGGATACAAACAAGCTTACAGAGGACAAGGGCGTTAATCTTTTAATTCTTAGGGATACATTTACTGATGAAAGTACGTTAGGTGAATTATTTTTAGATGGTGAAAGATTTTGTGACACCTTAGAGTTGCCATGGAAAGACAACCAAAGGGGTGTTTCTTGTATTCCTATTGGAGAATATAAAGTAAGATTTAGATACCCAAGAGAATCAGCAACAAGAGAATATTTACATCTATTAGTAAAAGACGTTCCAAATAGAGATTACATATTATTCCATAGAGGCAATTCAGCTAAAGATACAAGGGGCTGCATCCTAGTAGGACAAGGAAGCCAACATAACAAAGTTAATAACTCAACTTTAGCAATGGATTTATTAATGAAAGAATTGATAAATTGCGGACATGGAATTAAGAATATTAATTTAATAATCAAAAATAAATAATCATGAACAACTTTTTAAACAAGTATCTAATTGGCTCTATGCTAAAAAGCCGCAAGTTCTGGTACACAGTAATTGGAATTGTAACAACTCTATTGAGTGACACTTTTGGATTAAATCCAGAAGAGGTTAAAAACATTTTAATAAGTATTGGTGCTTTAGTATTAGGGCAAGGCTTTGCAGATGCAGCAAAGAAGTAATAATAGATACAGATTAAAGCCGCAAGAAATAGCGGTAATTGAAAAAATGAGGGCAACAAATGAGAGGAGGAAGCTTATCATACCAGATTTGCATGCTCCTTTCATTGAGCCTAAATTCTTTGAGCATTGCCGAGAAATCTATCAGAAATGGGATTGCACGTCCGTACACTTTACAGGGGATTTGTTGGACAACAGTTTTAGTTCGTTTCATGAGATAGCCCCTGATGGCAAAAGTGCAGGTGATGAATTAGCTTTAGCAATAGAACAAATTAAGCCTTTTTGGGAAGAGTGGAAAGAGGCAACTGTTTGCATTGGCAACCATGATGCTATTATTTCTAGGAAGCTAGTGGCATCAGGTTTATCACAGGCTTGGCTTAAAGATTTTAATGATGTATTAGGCACACCAGGGTGGGTTTGGAAAGATAAATTTGTAGAAGATGGGGTCATGTATATACATGGCACAGGTAGTTCAGGTAGAAATGGGGCTATCAATAGGGCTATAAATTGGAACACAAAAATTTGTCAGGGGCATATACATACTGAAACTAGCATTATATATCATGCGAATCAAGATAATTTATTATGGTCTATGCAATTAGGATCAGCATTTAATGTAAATTCTTATGCAGCAAACTATGCTAAGAACTTTACTAAAAAACCAATTATAGCAGTAGGTGTTATATTAGATAATGGGCGTTTACCTATTTTAGAACCAATGAATTTATAATGGAAGAAAATAAAATAAACACCTCACTTTTCATTTTATATATGCTTATTATATTAGGGGTATTAATATTCAATTTATAACCCCCCCCCCTTTAGTCGTTTTAAGCACTTTTAAAACTTTTTAATGGTAATATACTAGACAGCACCTAAAGTTGCTAATCTAGTCAAAACACTATTAACACTTAAATTGTTGATAACTTTGTAAGTAATTGTGTTAATAATTAAATTTTATGTTTACTTTTGTACCATATTAATCAATAACAAAGAAAAGTGAAAACAAATTACAAAATTACAAACAAGGTAAGCGGTAACACGCAAATTATGAATCAAGAAGAAAAGGACATATTCTTTTCTTATAGCAAAACACAAATGTCAAACTGGAACAAGTATGGTAAACGTAATATGGTAGATGATTACGATATTGAAGCAATTAATTATATAAACAAAACACCTGTTTGGCTAATGACAAGTGTATTAATTGCAGCGACTATTTGCTCTATGTTGCTTCACATACAATTAAACTACTAATTTTAAAAAATAAAAAAGAAATGAAAATAGATTTAAAACACAGTAAATATTTTTATCACAAATGCAGTAACAGTTTAAAACAAACATACTCCTTTAAATATATAACATTTACATTTAAAAATTGGGGAAATGGAAGGGCTGAAATGTTTCTACACTTTTTTGGGTATAACTTTATTTTATATTTAAACGAATTAAAAGAAAGTGAATATAAATTTACAAAATTATTAAACTACTAATTATGGAATTGATTTGTCAAGATTTTCACTTTTATAACAATGGAGTGTATAAAAATATTTCTAAATTTTCTCCTGATGGATGGTTTACCGACTTAGAGAAAGTAGAGCCTAGCATTAGAATCTTTGGAACGCAAGAACAAATTAATGAAGCCTTAGATACTTATATAGAATTGACAGGGCTTAATTTGAATGAATGTTTTGATTTTAAGGCAGAACCAAAAGGTTCATATTGGTATGAGCATAGAAAACGTAGATATGGAGAAAATGAAGCTATTACACAAAATAAGATAGTAGAAAACAAACTAAAAGAATATAAAGAAAGATATAATAAACTAAGTAATAACAAAGCATTAATAACAACGATATGAAAACAGAAAAAATTAAAGAAATGTATTTAAAGTACGAATTAGATAAAGAAGATATTTTTAAGCATCAGCACTATATTATCTTAACTAGAAGCGCAATAGCCAAAATAAATGCGTATGAATCTATTGATATACATTATGAAGTGGTTAAATGTGAATGTAATTTTGCAGGTGTTAAGGCAATGGCAACTAAAGGAAACAAAACTATTGAAACATTTGGCTCTGCTTTAAAAGGTCAAACATTTAAAGATGGTAATACCAACTCTCATTATGTATTAGAGATGGCACAGAAAAGAGCATATGCAAGAGCTACTTTAGAAATTTTAGGTTTGTATGAAATAGGTGTTAAAGGCGAAGATGAGAGCGAAGAATTTAAAAAATAATCAATAATAATAAATAAATAAAAAAACTATGGAAGTAAAAGGAAAATTAATTAAGAAGTTACAAGCAGAAGCAGGTACAAGTAAATCAGGAAAGACATGGGAAAGCCAAACAATCTTGGTAGATACTCAAGAAAAATTTAATAATATAATTGCAATTAAATGTTTTGGGGATAAGGTGAAGCAAATGAATAAGTTAAAAGAGGGGGATATGGTTTCTGTAAGCTGCAATGTTTATTCAAGGGAATACAATGGAAAGTATTACAATCAAATTGATGGTTGGTTCTTTGTAAATCAAAATGAAAATCCAACTGATAACAGGTCTGAATTTGTAACACCAGATGATAACAATTTACCATTTTAATTATGACAGAAGAAATAAATTTTAAAGCTATTTGTGATTTGACTACACAAGTGTTAGGGTTAAAAAAAGGGTCTTTAGCTTTGCGTAGTAGAAAACGCCCTTTGCAAGTTGCTAGGGCAGTAGCCGCTTATATTGGAAGATTAGAGCAAAACATTCATAGGACTACAATAGGAAAAGAATTAAACAGGGATAGAAGTTTGATTTATCATTATGAGAATACACATAAACATAATTATGCAACCTGTTTAGTTTATAGAAATTCTTTTAATAAAGTTTATGCAGCTTTTGAAGATATAGACAAAACAAAAAAGACTTTTAAAGATGATGATATGTTAAAAAGTCACTTGTTGCAAAGCGGAGTTATTGAAAGCAAAAAAGTGCAGGTATGCATAGAAGTTAAAAGCGGTGAATCTGTATGTATTATTAAAACATCTTACTTTGATTTTTCCAAACAATTTGAAAACATTAAGTTTGCAATGGAAAACTATCATTGTAAAATAAAAATAATATAATGGATAAGCCTAATTATTATGCTATAATCCCTGCTGAGGTAAGGTATTCTAACTTAAAGCCTAATGCAAAGCTTTTATATGGAGAGATAACTGCATTAAGTGGCAAGTTAGGGTACTGTTATGCAACTAATAATTATTTTGCTGAATTGTATGGAGTTAGTAAAAACACTATTAGCAGTTGGATTAGTGATTTAAAAAAATTAGGATTTATAAATGTAATTGTAGAAAGAAATGCTAAAAAGCAGATAATAAAAAGATGTATAGGTATTACGAAAAAGATGGATAGCCCTATACATAAAAAGATGAAAGGTAATAATACAAGTAATAATAATACAAGTAATATAAATATAACTAAAGAAAAATTTATTTTAGAGGTTATGACTTTTGATTATCCTAAAGATATGTTAGAGGATTTTATAAACTATTGGACTGAGGGTAAAAAGAAAATGAGATACCA